TCTTCAAGTCAGTTAGTTAAAACTGAACCCACCTCTCTCGAGGACCTTCTACCGTCTTTGGATAGAAGGATGCTGTACGGTCTTAAGGATTACTCCCTAAGAATTTCCAGCATGTCACAGACCTCAGAGAGTCGACGTACTATTGTACGCCTGACCTTCGTCGGCTTCACAGTAGGGAAAAGAGGTACTTTATTTAGACCTAACGCACGATATACATCGTTCGGTAGATCTTTGCACCTCGTGGTCGTTTCTGACCACTCTCTACTATCTGTCATAGTGAGCCAAAACTCTAATGCTAGAGACTCGTCGGTTTCGTGATCTTCTGATAACGACATCATCGCAGAGTGCGGTGTGTCATCTGTTACCAGTTGAGCCACGGAATCGAGGTCATCTCCGCCATGAAGAATTTTGGGAATCACAGCTTTCCACTTATCGTGGAAAGTTACTACGTCTTGATCAAAACTATACGGAAAACCGTATGGTGCTGACCATCGTAGTAAGCGATTCAACAGACGTATAACGTCCGTTTTCTTTTTGACAGATTCCCTTAAGTAAAAGGGAGTTATGCAACTTCCGTTATGGAAGTGAGCACCACAGCTTTCTCTAAACAAACCAGTATGGTTAGTCTTTTTCATGTTCAATGAAAAACCTAACCAGTGGAATGTACGAGATAGGCGCGGTACCACTTCATTGGGACAAATGATATCGTCCCCATAAACAGAGATCACACCCTTGATACCTGAAAGGTAGCATATTGCTCGTGTTAAAGCGAGAAATATGAGACTTTCAAGTTCAAAGGTGAATCCATTACCCATAGATGAAAACATCTCTAGGCGATGGAGTTCTCCGTTTGGAAGTTTGACGAAATGCGATCGCAGATCGTCAAGGACTGAAAACCACTCAAAGGGCAATAACTCGAAAACGAGTTGATGCGATATAGTATCGCTTGCACTAGTGAGGTCGACAGTCGCTAGACCCGCCTTAAGGGCGGATTCAGCAAGACTCTGGTTCTTAGTTTGGTCATTTAGGTTTATACCCACTCTCTTAAGTCGAGAGCGGATATGTGACCCAAATGGCCTTTGTAAGAACATATTGATTTCGGGCTCTTTACAAGCCACTCGATCAATGTTAGTCTTCTTTGGCACTGTGAACAGCACGGAACAGTCTTGCCTTTTAACAGGAAGTGAGTTCAAGCGATTGTTAATCGCGTAAGCTCGCCAATGTTGAAAAGCAGAATGACTGCAATGTGCGCCGTCAGCGTGTTTTAGTATTGCGGCATCGCTGCCGCGGCGGATCCGAGTCGAAGCCCCGTTTGTATGTATCCCTTGAAGTTCAAGGGGTACCGGGCCTAAGATATCGGCAATGAACGCACGAGTGACAGACAGAAGTCTATCACTAGTCGTCCAACCAAAATTCGTCTCTCCTAAGAGAAGACGCATATTGGTCTTTCCGTTACTCGCTTCTGCGACCATCCACTTCTGGATGGCTGCAGCTTGACGAACATCTGGTCTGACTAACTTTGGATCGAGGTACTTAGAAGTCACCTCGGCCCTTAGATAGTCATTTTTGGGATTCTCAGGGAGTCTTTCGATCAAATCGAGAAGCTCTTTCTGAAAACCTGAACAGATGTTAGCAGAAAGGTACTCAGGACTCTTCTTAGAGTCGCGTTTCACTTTTCTTTCCATGTTTATCTCCTTATGGAATATAAATATATGTGAGTATATCATGGATAGCTAGTCTTGACACCTTATCGGTGTTTTGTTGACTAGTGAGGAGCAAATAGTGGTTGCGGTTTCTTACGCTTCCACCATGGGCTACTCTTTACTACTTCACCGTTGTAAATTTTGTCGGATTTTATTACGACAAATTCGGGACGGGTGCAACCAGAAATGATTGCAACGATACCGATTAGGCACAGAATTGTGCCTAGATAGGCGGCGAGGGCAGTAAATATCCATTTAAACCTCCATCTAGCGATAGATGGGAATTTAATAGATATCCTCAAGTGCTGTCAAGACACTATTTGGAAGAGACGTAGCTTCGCCTAGGAGACCATATAGGTATCCAACAGCGTTTTTACGTTCTTGCAATGAGCTTGACACACTGAAAGAAAAGGTGACGTCTGCATAAGCAGTACGAGATACCTTCGGCTGTGTGACCCCGTTGATTGTTTCATCAACAACAACAGGATCTTTCACCTTCATCCGGACAATAACTTTGTCCGAAGTACGGCGAGTGCTGATGGTGATAATTTTATCACCAACAGGAACTCCAGTCGAATTGCGAAAGGCTGCAACGCCTTTGTCGTTCGATTGCGGTGCAAAGACTACCGCTGCTGGAGTGGATTCTCGGTCGTTTACCGAGATTGAACTAAAAGCTGGCATAAGCCATCTCCTTAGTTTGAGGCAGATTACTCTGCGATGATCACCGGAAGAATTCCGGTGAGATTTAGTAGGCTATTTGCGTACTAGGATAAGCGCGATTGCATTAGCCATTCGCGTTGGGGTAAAGCCGAGACTAAAGATTAGTCCTGGTTGAGGTGCCGAGTGGATTACTCGACGCATCCCTTTACCGGTGGCACTCCATGATGGAGTCTCACCTTGTACTGGACCATAGGCTGTTGTCCACGGGCGTTTCTTAAATGCAACATTTACATTATAGAACGCAGTGGCATAACCTGAGGTCTGTTCGTAGGCTTTCATGACGTGTAAAGCGTCAAGATAGTTGGACACATTTAAAATCCAATCGACAGTAAAACTGTACGGTAGGAATTCCCAAGCAATAAGTGCTGGGTTAGTGAGTCCAAGCGTGGTAAGTTGTTGAAAGGCATTATCTTCAATTCTGAAGGTATACCCGACTTCAACACCCTTACGCATCTCGTATCTTTCAAAATCGTAAAGTAACGAATTTGTAAGAGACGGAGAGGAACTCTCAGAGATAGCAACACCATGAACTTTAACATAAAGTTGATCGCGTTGTTCGATGAGTCTATTCACAGTTTGTTGAAAACCGTAAATATCATTCATCATGGGAAGCCAACCATATTGGTAGGATAACCATTTCTCTGGAGAGGTAGGAATAACGGCGAGTCCAAGAATCTTGGACGCGTCGAGAAACCGACCTTTCCTCACTGCGTAAGCAGCCCTAGCGAGATCAGTGATCACATCGGCAATTGACCGAGTTGAGCGTCTGATCTCAGTCAAGTACTCTGATAAAACTAACTTATGTTTTGTAAGTTTATTCAGAGCTTTGACATCAGCGGCATTACGCAACGACGGGTCCATAGAAGGACCAGAAGTTGTAAAGCCGCCATCGAACGTACCGAACGGAAACGCTTCTCTACCTGTATAGGTAAAGGTGCGAAACCCTCGGTAAGCAGTACCGTTTAACCAGTAGGTAACAGTCCGCCAGTCATCGACGTGATAGTTGTAGAAATTCGATTGAATATCTAGACTATAACGCACATAAGGTGTGGGAAGAATCCCATCCGAATGTATGACCGTGGACTTAACTTCCTTACGGCCTGTAGAAATCGTAACATCGCTGTCACCAAGAGTAGCTGAAAACAGCTTCTTGCCGATAGCGGGTGGGACATCTGGTCCCCATATTTTACTCGTAGCAGTTTTATACTCCTGCGATAAAAGATGTACAGATGTTGAGTGAAAATCACTTAACACTTCTTCAGCCATAATAAAGTCTCCTTGGCTTAGGTTTGCAATGCTAATGGCAAACCTATTAACAAGAGGAGATGATCCTTTGGATGTACTTCATTGCACATACCAAACTGGAACATTAGTTCCAGCCTCTCGTAATGAGAGCGATCC